ACCTACTTCTACTTCAAAGTATCCTTCATTTTGTCCATCTTCAAAATCACCTTTCCAAGCATTTAAAGTAAAACCAGCTAATTTAGTTACTAAAGAATCATATTTACCTTCATTTATGTCTCTGTAACTAGTAGAAGGAGGAAATGAATTCATTTTCTTTTTAGCTTGTTCTTTTGTTTTATAAGGACCAAATTCTTGTCTTATACCTGGAGAGAATGGATTATCTTGAATATAATAGTATTTATCTCCTCTTTTTTCAATAGCTCTATAACGGCTTCTACCACCAAATCCTTTTCTTTCTTTTACTTTATCATATCCAGATCCAAATGGAGCTGCTTTACCATCATGGTTAGGAGCTACGTTTTCTTTCTTTTGTTTTTTTAAACGTTGGGTTTTCTTTTTAGATGCTTCTTTTTTACCTTTAATATATTCAAATCCAGATTTTAATTTCTTTTTCTTATCTGGATCCTTAGTTCTACCTAAAGCTGCTCTTACTCTTTGATGAATTAAATTAATAATTTGAGATTGTCTAGCATGTGATTTAGCTTTGAATGATGCTTTACCTAAAGTATCTACTATATCCTGTCTAGTTGAAAATTTAATACCAACTGTATCTTTAGGATCCTCATCTGTGTATAATCTTCTACTTGATCCTTTAGGTTTTTTTCCTGTTCCTTTTTTAGGATCTGCTTCATTAAGCCATTCTTCTATTGAAATTATTTCATCTAATTTTAAAAATTCTTTTGCTACACCTGACTCTTGAAGTATCCAATATAAAATACTAACTATAGATACTGGTATATTACCAGTTATTCCTAATAATGCTAAAAATCCTAAATCTAATAACTGTTTATTTATTTTCTTTTCTTCAGCTGGGTTTGGTTTTTCACCACTAATTACATATTCTGCTATTTCTTTAACTAATGCTAAAGTTTGTTTACCTTCTCTTTTAACTATTGCTAATAATTTTCTACCAGCTTTTTCTACTCCTCCTAAAAATTTATCTATTATAGGTTTTACTACATCAAATTTAGGAATCGACATTTCATCTAACTTTTGTACTAATTTATATACTTCGGATTTTTCTTTTACTTCATTAGGAATAAATTTAATAAATTCTTCTTCATTATCTAATGCTTTTCTAGCATTAGTTCCACTCATATTAGGATCATAAGTAGGTATTACTTTAACTATAATATTAGGATATTTTTCTTTTAAATTTGAAGTTCTTGCAGCAACATCTTGCATATCATCTTCTCTACCTTCTCTATAACCAATAACAAAATAAACAATATCTTGAGGGTTATCTTTAGCTAAACGTAAAATATCTCCAATTGGAGATTTAGAAGGTTGTATATCAACTTTATTAGCTAAATATTTTTTGTATATGTCCCAAATTTGAATTGCTTCAAATTGGTCTATACCATCACGTACTTTACCTCCTACATAAATAAAAAATTCATCTATTTCAGGAAATTCTTGAAGAGCATTTTTTACAATTTCAAAATGACCCGCTGTTGGTGGTTTAAAACCTCCTCCATATGCTGCTAATACTTTACCCATTTAAAAATTGGTTTAATTTTGATTGTGCTTCTTCTTTTGATACTGATGTGTCTATAATATCTTTAGCCCCATCACTTGATAAGAATGATTGTAATTCAGCATTTAATTCTGCTTTTGCTTTAGCTGATCTAGCCTTAGCTTTATCATCTTTTGGTTTTGTTCCTTGTGGTTTAAAAGGATTTAAATATTTTTTAACAATATCTTCTATATTATCTAATTTTTCATCCTCTAATGTATTTGCTACTGATGTAAAATTATCACCAAATGCATTTTTATAAGGTTGAAAATTTTTAGTTACAGAATTCCATGTTCTTAATACTATAGCTGGTGCTAAACTTCTATCTTCACCACCTGATTTTTCGAATCTATCTTGATTTTGTTTTAATGAACGTTCTAAATCAGTATAAACGTAAAGCATAAATACTTCATATCCTGCTTCTTCTAACTCATCTTTTAATTTAAGAGTATTTCTTAATGAGGCAGCTGTACCATCCAATATAAATGATTCTTTACCTTGAATTACATTAGCTATATCACCTTTAAATTCTTTATTTGCAGCCGCCATAGATTTAGCTTGTTGGCTTCTTTCTTCTGGTGTTGCATTTTTTAAATCTAAAGATACATTAGCTTGTTTTAATTTATCAATAAAAATATTATCAATATTTAATACTTTTATATCTCCTAAATCTAAATTGCTTAATATAGAACCTTTACCGGCTCCTGGTGCTCCAGCTAATATTATTGCCTTTGGGGTATCAGTTGCTTCTTTTAATAATTGTACCAATGATATCATTAATTGAATATTTTGTTATAAATATCACAATTTTCTCTTAGCTGTAGTCCTAAATTCAGTAAAACTTGGTTTATGTCTAGGATTTTCTAAATCAAATAGTGTTTTAACTGTATTAAATATATTAATATTTTCTTCTTGTGTACGTTTTGATTCAAACAATTCCCATCCTTTACCTTGCATACAACCATCTTTAGGTCCTCTTTTAGATGATTTTAACCATAAGATACCATATCTATCTGCTGTTTTACCATAACATTCTTCATAACATTTACCATAAACTGCTGTTTGTAATTCATATGTAGTTTGTAAATGATTAGATGTTTTAAAATCTATAATCCATAATTCACCATCAATTTCACATACCATATCACAAGTACCTGCTACTTTAAGTTTATCTGAAAATATATGTACTTCAGTTTCTATTAGTGTTGGGTTATATGTTTCCCAAAAATCAACAAATTTTAAAAACATTTGCCATACATCTGGGTTATACATTGGTTGACCATTAACTAAAAAATTTAATTCTTTTCCATTTAAATAATCTTCACACATTTCGTGTACTTTTGTTCCTTCTTCACCTGCTTTTTTAACTATCCAGTCAGCTGAATAACCTACTTTTTTCAACCAATCTTGAAAATGTTTGCCCTTAGGATAATAACTTAAGACATAAGTTATAGATGGATAATATTTTCCATTTCGTTTATAATACCTAGCATCTGGTAGAGTTATTTGTTTTGAATCTTCACTAATTTCTAAGACTCTATTATATGACTTTTTATAATAAGTCGTTGAATTTGTTAGATTAATTTTTTTCTTACTCATATAAGTTGTAATTTTTTTTCCATTAAATCATATTGTGTTAATGGAAAAGTATTTTGGATTAAATTTGTAAAATAGTTAAATCCCATTTCACTAGGGTCTTTCCCTTCGAGTTCTACTAAGTAGACCTCCTTTCCTTCATCCATAAACTTTTCAGCAAACTTTAATGCTTGCTTTCTAGCATCAGAATCTAGAGCAATATAGATTTTCTCTACTGTTGATTTTACTATTTTCATTAGTAAATTTCTTTGTAAATTTTTACCTAGTAAAGGTATTGCATTTCTTTTAATTGCAATAGCATCAAAGGGACCTTCACATAATACTAACGGTAAATCCCAATTAATAAATAATTCAAATGGAATTATATCTCTTGATGTTTCTGGGTTACGGTATTTAATATATGGTTCATCTTCAAATGATCTACCAGTAAAATAATTTAAATGACCCTTTTCATCATAAGATGGTATAATAATCATATTTTGATATCTACCAGATGTACAATATCCTAAATTATATTTAGCTATATCTTCGTTAGATATACCCCTATTTTTTAAATATGATAAGGCACGTCTTCCTTCAATATTTGACGTAGTAATATCTGAGAATTGTTTAAATTCTTTAGGTAATTTTAATATTTTGTTGTTGGGTTGGTCTGATTTATATTCTTTTTCGTTACCTATTAATTTAAATAATTCATTAAATTTTTCAGGGCTCGCTTTTACTTTCTTAAATAAAGTTGAAATTCGTGTACCTTTTTTATCACATACCCAACAATGCCAAGGATTATATCCTTTTTTATTTTGTGAAAAATTAATTTCTAATTTTGGCTTATGGTGGTTACAATAAGGACAGGAATGAGCTTGATTACCCCTAGCAGTACGTTTACCTGATCCTAGTACTGAATTTACTAGATTTATTAATAGTTCATTTACCATGTTGGATTAATGTACGAAACTAATTTTATGCATCAAAGCTATATTACTGAAAATCTTTAGTATAAAATTTACCTAAAATATTATCATTCCAAAA